CGTACGGGGCGACGACGTACGCAGATCAGCGCGGCCCGCAGGGCCGCGTACAGGAGGACGTCGCGCGGGACCCCCGGTCCACCACGGCCTCGAAGGCGCCCGGTGCCACCTCCGCCCCGGGCACCGGCGCGACTCCGCCGGTGGTGATGCCGAGCTCCTGGAATCCGATGTGGTGGCTGCAGCTCCGGGCCAAGGGCCGCCGCGGCTACGCCGACACCTACCTGACCGGGCCGCGGGGGGCGATATGACGGACGGCGAGAGCCCCCGGAAGGCCCTGGAGCGGCAGTGGACAGAGCTTCTCTCTGTCCGCTCGAGCTGGGACTCCGAGTGGCGCGATCTGGCTGACCACTTCGCGCCCCACTTGGCCCGCTTCACGCCGTCGGATGCGAACCGGCGCCAGCGGGGCCCGGTCATGGTGAACAACCGCCCGAGGTTCGCCGCTCGGACGCTGGCCGCGGGAATGTCCGGCGGCCTTACCTCGCCGGCGCGGCCCTGGTTCCGACTCACCACGGCGGATCCTGACCTCGCGAAGTATGGGCCGGTGATGGAGTGGCTCCACGTCGCCCAGGTGCGCCTCTACCAGGTACTGGCGCGAAGCGACGTGTACCGTGGCCTCGCGGAGTTGTACCACGGGCTCGGCGTCTTCGGTTCTCCCGTGCTGGCGCTCGAGGAGGACCAGCAGACGGTCCTGCGAGCCACGACGGCGCCGGTGGGCAGTTTCTGCCTCGCGACCGGGCCATCAGGCCGGGTGGAAACCTTCGCCCAGGGGTACGCGATGCTGCCAAGGCAGCTCGCCGACGAGTTCGGGCCGGAGAAGCTGTCGGCTGGCCTGCAGGCGGAAGCCGAGAAGGATGCGCGGCAGCAGGCGGCGAGGACGGTTCTCCACTTCGTTTACCGCAACCGCGAGGTGGTGCCCGGGCGGCGTGATGCCGCGGGGATGCCCTGGCGCTCCTGCTGGCTGTTGCTCGGTGGCGACTCGGAGCCCGGCTTCTTGCGTGAGTCCGGTTACTGGGAGTGGCCGGTGCTGGCGCCGAGGTGGGCTCGCACGGGGCTGGACGCCTACGCTTCCAGTTGCCCCGGCATGCTCGCGTTAGGCGATCACCGCGCCCTGCAGTTGGTGGAGAAGCGCTCCGCCCAGGTCGGAGAATTGCTGGTGCGTCCGCCCACGAGAGCGCCGACGTCGATGCGCGCCTCCGACGCCAACCTGTTGCCGGGGTCCGTGACGTTCGGCGACGGCGGACCGGGCAACACCTTCGAGGCCGTGTACGTGCCGCAAGTCCAGGCCCTCCAGTACCTGGGCGACGAGCGCCTTCGCTGCGAAGAGCGCGTCAACGAGGCCTTCATGGTGGACCTCTGGCTCTCGATGATGCGAACGGAGGGTGGGCCGGCGAAGACGGCGACGGAGATCGCCGAGATGCACTCCGAGAAGCTCATGCTCCTCGGGCCCGTGTTGGAAGGGCTGAACTCTGAGGCGCTGGATCCCCTCGTCCACCGGACGCTGGGCATCTGCGACCGGCTGGGCCTCCTGCCGCCACCCCCACGGGAACTGGGGGACCTCCTCACGGTGAAGTACACGAGCATCCTGCACGAGGCCCAACGCCTGGTGGACACCGCAGGCCAGGAGCGCATCGTGGCCTACGCCGGCCAGGTGGCCACGGTGGCGCCCGAGGTGGTGGACGTCATGGACGCGGACCTGCTGGTGCGGGCGCACGCCGAGTCGGTTGGCCTTGCGCCGAACCTCCTGCGGACGGAACAGCAGGTGCAGGAGATTCGGGCAGCAAGGCGGCAAGCGCAGCAGCAGGCGCAGGCGGCCGCGGCGGTCCAGCAGGTGGCGGAGGGGGCGCGGACGCTGGCCCAGGCCGACACCAGCGGAGACAACGCGCTCACCAGGGTGGCCAGCGCCCTCGGCGGGCAAGCGGAGCAACTCGTTCCACGGAGGCCTGCGGCATGAGTCTTCCGGCGAACGAGGCTCCGGGCGGGCAATACCGCGACGACCTTCGCGTCGTGCTCTCCACGCCGGCGGGCCGCCGGTTCGTGTGGGGTCTGGCGGAGCACGTCGGGGTGTTCGCGCTGAAGCTCTCCGACAGCGCCCTCACCCTGGCAATGGCAGAGGGGCGGCGGAGCGTCGGAGTGCAGCTCCTGGACGAAGCACGGGTCTGGTACCCGGAGTTGTTTGCCGCGATGCACCGGGAGGCGGTGGACGTCTTCTTGGCCGAGGTCGCGAAACGGTCTCAACAGGGTCGACCCCAGAGCGAGGTGCGGGATGGGTGAGCAAGGCGGTGGTGCTGGTGCGGGCGTGACGTCCGCGGACGGCGTAGGTGGGCAGGGGACCGGAACCGGAACGCCGACCGTGGGCGCCGGAGGTGAAGGTGGAGCCGGGAAGCAGGGCGGGAGCGGGGCTGGTGGGGCGCCGGGAGAGCAGGGCCAACCAGGGAAGTCGGCGGGGGGCACGACCACTCCTCAGGACATCACCCTCAAGTTGCCAGACGGTTTCAAGGGCGGCGAGGAACTGGACGGCTTCAGGGCCGCCGCCAAGGGGGCGGGGCTGACCTCCGAGCAGGCGCAGGGGATGTTCGACCTTTACCTGAAGGCGCAGGGCCGCCAGGTCGAGGCCATGGCCCAGCGCCACCAGGCAGACGTCGAGGCCTGGAAGAAGGCGGTCCAGACGGACAAGGAGATGGGAGGCGCGCGCTACGAAGGGACGCGTGCGGCGGCCCAGAAGGCGATCTCCCAGTTCGGCGGACCGGAACTTGAGAAGTTGCTCAACGACACCGGCCTCGGGGAGCACCCGCTGCTGGTGCGCTTCGCGGCGAAGGTCGGTGCGGCGCTGGCAGAGGACCCGGGTCTCGACCACGGCACGGGGACATCGGGGCCCAGCAACTCCAACAGCCTCGAACGCGTGAGGCAGCTGTACCCAAATTCACCCGACTTGTGGCCCGCCTCGTAGGCGGGCCGGAAAGGCCATAGGCAACTAGGCATGACTGTCGCACTCGATACCACCAGGGCAACCCTGCTGGACTTGATGAAGTCGAAGGACCCGAACGGCCAGGCCGCGAAGCTCGTCGAGATGCTGAGCGCCCGCAGCGAGCTGCTGAAGTTCCTGGCATTCCGCGAGGGCAATCTCACGACGGGTCACCGCGTCTCGTCCCGGACGGCGCTCCCGAGCGTGACCTGGCGCCGGCTCAATGAGGGCGTGCCCGCCAGCAAGTCGGTGCGCACGCAGTTCGACGAGGTGTGCGGCACGGTGTCTGGCCGTAGCGAGGTGGACGTCAAGCTCGTCGAACTGGAGGGCGGCGCGGCCTTTCGGCAGCAGGAGGACGAGGGCTTTCTCCAGGCGATGAACAAGGAGGTCAGCCAGGGAATGTTCTACCACGACGCCCGGGTGGACCCGAAAAAGTTCACGGGCCTGGCATCGCGCTTCGACGCCACGGCTGACCCGCAGGGTGGGCAGATCGTCAAGCACACCGCCGCCGCGTCGGGCTCGGACCAGACGAGCATCTGGTTCGTCGTGACCAGCACCGACACGGTCTTCGGCTTCTACCCGAAGGGGACCCCGGGCGGGCTCAAGATGACGGACATGGGCAAACAGAACGTGAACGACGCGGCCGGAAACCCGTACCTGGCCTGGCAGACCTGGTGGGATTGGTCCATCGGTCTCTGTGTCCGCGACTGGAGGTATGTGGCGCGGGTCGGGAACATCGACCTGAGCGCGATCTCGAAGACGGCCGACGACCTCATCCCCGCGATGATCGACGCCTGGCACCGGCTCGAGGACACGGTCTCCGGGAGGGTCGGCATCTTCGCCAACCGGAACGTCTCCGCGTACCTCCATCATCAGGCCCGGAACAAGGTGGCGAGCCAGCTCGTGCTCGCCGACGTGGAGGGCAAGCCGAAGCTCACCTTCATGGGGGCGCCCATCTTGATCGACGATGGGATCCTCAACACCGAGGACGTCATCACGTAGCGAACCGGCCCTTGGCCGTGGCCGGCCGGGTGTGCCCGGCCCGAAAGGAACGAAGATGCAAGACGCACTGACGACGCTGTCGGATGAGCAGGACCTCGCCCAGGACGCTGGGAATTACCTGTCCTCGGGCTCCTACGACATCGGGGCCGCGCAGGTACCGCCCCACGCGAGCGCGATGGGGGGT